AGATTACTTTGTAGTTTATAGAACTCTAAGGAACTTCCAGCAATTCTTCCGATTTTACATGACCTAGTGAAGTTTATACTTCATGAAAGGACAAATAAATGATTGTGTTATATTCTTAAATATTTCAGAGCTTTCTTTTTTAATATAGATTCTCTGCTTAATACCATTCCAATGAACTGAGGATTTAATATTAAGATCTCTAAGTAATGCTTTTTGTAATATTTTTAAATCTGCAAAGCTAAAATTATCTGTACATAAATAATATGAACCAGATTTATGTTTATATCCATCATCTTGAAACCAAATTGCTAAAGTTAGTGGAGTTAAAATAATATTTGAAGGAACAATCTTTATCCCAAAGGGATACCAAGTATCTCTAAAAGAATTAAATGATTGATTCTGACAAGTATTAATAGTAACTATTCCATTATCCTTAATCTTTTTATTTTCAAGATTTCGATTAAAACAATATTTATATGTTTTGCATTCTAAATTTAGTAAATTAAATATATAATTTGTATATTCGTTATTAACTGTTGAATAATTAATCATTAATTTACTATTACAATTTTTGCGATTACTATCTGTAATATATCTACTTAAAAATCCATCTCCAAGTAAAGAACCATTAATAATTTCTACAAGTTTTGAACTTATAGAAATTCGATTCTTACTTTTGAATGGAGTCTTATGTCCAAGTCTTATATTATTCTCACACAGCAGCCTTCTGACAGCATACGATGGAATATTTAAATCTTCGGATATTTGAATAGATGTATGACCTCGAGTATATTTATTTATAACATCATCTTTATATTGTTTATATTTCATGCTTAAACCTTATTTGTTAAGCCATTTCCTGCTGATGAACATTAGCAACTATACAGTTATATCTTTTACAAACTAATTTAACTACATATTCTGACCACTTACTAATGGCTAAGTGCAAGCTATTAACTAATGCAAACTTGTTAGATTCTGGAGATAATAATCCTAAGTGATCTGCAATTACTACAGTATGAAAATCTGGATCATTATATACAAAACTTTTATGAACTATTGCATTACCTTGCTCATCCATTATTGGTTCACTTTTAACAAGTTTCCCAAATGGTTTTAATTCATCTTCAATTGTCCGTAGTAAACCTGTTGGATTACTTACATCATCATAAACCTTGATGTATTTTTTCATATCATCAATTTCTGGCATGATTTTATCAACCTCATCATAATCTGCTTTTTCCATTCCATCATGAAATCCCTTATATTGATAATAGGTAAATTGTTTGCCTGTTCTCTCATTAAGTTTCCCTAGAATGATAGTAGACCAAAAAAACTCTACTGATTCTTCTAATGCAAAATAGATAACAATAAACGGAATTTTATTTGCAGTACAATATTTATAAGTCCATTCTGCAAAAGCATATCTGGCAAACTTAGATTTACCTGAGCCAGTTGCTCCTGTAATACAATAATATGTTCCTCTTATCCAGCCTGGAATAAAATTAAACAGGCTTGGGAATAGCTCTTTAATACTTATAAATTTCACTTATACTATTATAATGGTTAAATCTTTTCCAAAAACTCTTCTGGAATTCTTTACTACGATACAATAATTGAATATCTACGTTTTCAATAAAATTAAGAAGAAACATATCTTCTATCGGTATATTTTGAATTTCATATAACGAATGCATTTTCAAATAAAAAATCTGGCAGTTATTTTTAAAACGCTTAACGGTACCTCTCATATTGTATAAGTTTATGTAATCTTTTTATCTCCATTCTTTTATCTAACGACTCTCTAAATTCTTTACTTGCATACAGAACAATAAAATCAACATTTCTGATAAGATCTATTAATAGTTGATCTTCTGCAGCATATTTAGATGTACCTGTACGGAAATATTGTAAAGATTGTCTAAAGGTAGTAATCTGGTGTCTAAATTTAGCTGTCGACATAATTTAACCTATTATTTTAAACACTTTAAGTCTTCGTTTAAATCTATTCCTAAACATACTATTGATATATAATACATCTAAATCAACACCCCTTATTAATTCTACAAGCAGTTTATCTTCAGTAGTAGTTCGATCATAAAATAAAAATGTTTCATCATCAAAACATAACCAATCCACATATTTATCACACAATCTCTTGAATCTTCTTTTCTTCGATTGTCTACTCATAATAATTTATAGTGTTTGCACCTTTCGTAGAACTGTTTCTTAAATTCTTCACTTTTATATAACAGTTTTAGATCAGTATTTCTAAAGAGTTCAACAATTAAAGTGTCTTCTAAAAGAACATTATCTGTAATACAATAATAATGATCATCAATCTTCTTAATTTCTGAAGAAACCGCTACACACTTATAATTAAAGTACAGATCTTTAAATCTACCAAATTTTCTTTTTGACATTTTATATAACCTTATATGTCCTAACATCTGTATCAGACGACATATCTTGTTCTTCAATAGCCATCTTCAATAGACTAATTTCATTACCATCCTTATCTAACTTAGATATAAAATTATCTGCATTAGATATTAAATGAAAATCAGTATAACTCATATAAACCTTAGTAGCTTCTAATACTTCATCGAATGTTTTGTTATTTAATTTACAAAACTGAATCAATAGTTGAACTACTTTAGCTTTTACACCAATACTACCAGATCTTACATTCTTAAATAAAGACCTATATTCATCAACTCTGTCTCTAATATCTTGTTCAACAGTTAAGTCTATCTCAGGTAGATTAACTATTTCACCTTCATATAAACCCATTAGTAAAATTATACTATTGGTAGTAAAATCTAATTCTATAATTTTACTTTTCTCCAAGAATTGAAAAGTTTCCTCAGAAACTCTATATTTTAATCCATACTTTATTGAAAATAGATATAATAGACATTCATTTAAATCCTGCCCACTATTTTCAATAAAGTTTTTTAGTTTCTTATTTAATTCCATTGTTATAATTTACTGCGAATTTACTTGAAACCACTTCATATCTTTCCTCAAAAACTTTTGTAAACTCTTTATTATTAGCTAGTAGGTTATGATCTGCGGTTTTTAATAGATCTAATATTATTAAATCTTGTTCATTTAACTCATTATAAAATTTGTGAAATGTGTGAAATAATATAAATCTTCCAATAAAACGATTAGTGCTTTTTATATGATCGGTATGTTCCATCTAGTCCTAAAGATTTTAGAAATCTATAACTTATTTCAAATTCTCTCATAAATTGTTTATTTTCCATTAGATATTCTGCATCAGCACTTGATAATAGATCAAATACTACTCGATCTTTATCAGTTAAAAACTCTTGATAACGCTTATGTTTAATAGCTTTAGAATAACCGAATTTTAATTTTAAGAAATCAAAACCAGTTATCGGATATGTCCATACTTCAAAGAAGTTATCTAAAAGTGTCCATTGAAAATCAAACGTTGGATCCTGAATAAATAATCCACCATTAGTCATTCCTATTAACTTATTATAGCTCATAATATAAAAAGATTAAAATAAAACCCCACCACTTTAGGTAAGGCTTTATTTGGATTACGCAGACATTTCACCAAAGAATTCTTTAGTAGCCTGTTCTATATTTTCAGGAAGAATTTCTTCCCTTAACTTGGTAAGAGTTACTTCTTTATTAGGATAATCTGAAAGATTTTCCATACCATTAATCTTTCTAGTATTAAAATCTCGTAAATATTGTTGTTTCTGTTCTTTTGTCATTTTTATTATTGATTTGGAGCAATATATTTTTCTCCGTTAATATATATGTTTAACCAATCTAGACGAAAATGAAAATGATCATAGGGTAAATATTTTTCATCACCTATAGTATGAATTAATTCATTATTAACATTAAACATTAATGCCAATATTACTCTAAGAGTCTCAAGATCTGTAATTTCTTGATTAGGGTAAATCTGTTTCATTAATTGTGTAAACATTAATATTCCAGGTTCGCATAATTCTAGCTCCTCTTTACTTTTTATAAATACTTTAATTCCTATTTCAGATTGTAATTTCTTCTCCATCTATAGTAATTTTAAACCAATCTTTAGCAAAAAACCATGTGCCAAAAT